TCCGTAAATACCAGTCCTTTTAGGTACGTGTTTAGAGATACCCGGAATGCCTGCAGCACATCATCTTTGGCTTTGCTGCCGTCCAGGGTAACATCAGCCACGACGTTGACAGCCATGGATGACGGGCTGTCGATCGTGACATTCGCTCCGATGGGGCGGACCGTTTCCATATAAGCCGATACTGCGCTTTCAAGAGATGTGTCTATATTCTTATCACTGTCCACGATCAGGACCGTCACGGTACCAGGGCCGCTGTCCAGCGGAAAAACCCTGGCATCTCCGACACCTGGCACGTCTAAAGCCCATAACTTATAGTGGTATGCATTTCCCGATGTAGCTGGCAGCTGCACTTTTTGCAGGAATCTCTCCCGCAGGGCTCCGTCCGCCTCCTCGTCAGCTCCTGCTGATATGATGTCAGTCAGTTCCGCGGTCACTCCCGTTATATTTAATATCGGCTGCACGGATCCTGAATACTTGTTTCCAATGTCACCCAGAGTTTCGCACTCAGCCTCGTACTCCGTACCAGACGCCAGTTCTCTTGTGACAGTATAGACCAGGGAGTTTAGCCCCCAGCGGCTGCCGATCGGAACTGCTCCTGTTGTTATCATTTTTCGCACTGCAGCGCTGGCCGTTTTCCTCGTTACACCGAATGCAGCTACCGCCCTGTCAAGATACTCGCCGACTGCGGTATCCGGAAAGACTAGATCCAGGTAATTTTTTAATTGGAAATTCTGCTGTGCCAGGAAGTAAGCACATGGCGCCAGAGCGTCATATATGATGCTTCCCTCCCTCTTATCCACGTTACTCGGCACTCTGTCCAGCATGGCCTGTAACAGCTCCTCATATGTCATACAGGCACCTCCGTTTCTATTTGGATATCTCCATAAATACTGAAGACATTAAAAGAGCATTGGCACGTATCCCCAGTAAAAGAAAAGCTGAATCCATCAACTTCCCGTATCCTGTCGTCACGCAACAATGCTTCCTGTATCATTCTCTTCATTTCTGCCCGTACATAGGGCTGCTCCTCTCCGATCAGTTCTTTCCATGCAATTCCATAACTGAAACTGTATACGGGGTACTCATACTGTTCGGTATCAAGTACCTTATAAATAGCCTGCTTTAATGCTTCCAGATCGTCTACGTACCCTTCTACCTTACAGGGCAATACTTTATAAGTCTTCCCTTCAAAAGTCCGTTCCCGGAGCACCATACCGGTTGTAAGTTCCATGTTATCCTCCTGTCTGATATGGTTTCCCAATGATTTCCAGAATATAGTACTCCCGGCCACCATCGTTACGGAGCAGCCGCACCTTGTCGCCACTGGCCAGTCTGGTTTTCATGTTCCCTGTTACCATGCTCATAGGAACTGGAAGATCTCCGACCATAACAGCACCCCCTTTGTATTCCCCGATCACTACCGCAGTCACCTTCCGGTTATTCAGGTAATTGTTTACTATCGTTTTTATAACGTTAAACAGTTCATTCGCTCCATTCCTGTCATTCACCAGTCATCACCTCAACTTTCATCGTATGAACCGGCAGAAAATCGTGTGTTACTTTCTTTACGATAAGCCTGCGATTAAGTTCAATGTCCTCTATGCTCCCGTAGATGCTGTTTCCGGCACGCACCCGGAGATCTCCCAGGCATTCCAGTTTCAATGTTTCTTTCTCACGGTTATACAGTTTAAGCAGATTGTTCGCCCGCTCCTGTGCTTTTGCCGCATTATCAATCCCGGAAGCTGATGTTTCGAAATATTGGAGAAGGCCATACCGGTTTATGGATTCCTGATCAGCAGCGGCACCCACGTCCATTTTCTTGCTATTTTCATCTTTCCAGCCTACCTTGATCCGGTTGTAAAAATCATCATCAATAGATTTCTCCCAGCTGTAACCGGTGCACAAGCTCCGGTCTCCCAGTACAAGAGGAAGCTGTAGGTTCCGCATATTCCAGAGGCATATGGATCCATACTCATCACGGACGCAGTACATCTCCTGCGTTGCGATCAGCGTATCAGAGATGGCCTGCGTCACTTCATCAAGCCATGTTTTATCCGAATCTGCAATGGTCGGTAATACATATCCCGGTTCCTCCAGCGTACCGGGGTTCAGAGACAAAAAGGTGCACATATTCTGTACCAGGTTCTTCAGCGTCCCATTTTCCAGCACAATAATTTCCTTCGCTTTAGCATACCGCAGCTGGTCATAGACTTTAACCTTAATAATTCCGGATTCGTCGCCGGATACCTTAAAAACAGTTCCAAAAAAGATGCCATCAGCCTGATCGTTATCAGTCAGGCGAACAACATCTCCGTTTTGCAATATAAGATCATCATTGATATACGAGATATCCATGCTGCTGGATCCATCATTAAGAACATCCGACCAGGATATTTCCGTACACATGCCTGATATGTCGTATATATATCCTCCTGTTTCGACTAATACTTCCATATACACCTCCTATGATGGGATAGTGAATACCTGGCCCGGATAGATCAGGTTTGGATTCTTGATGCTGGGATTTGCTGACACAATTTTTTGATACTGGCTGCCATTCCCATAATACTTCTTAGCTATCCCCCACAGCGTATCTCCTGACTGTACTGTATGTGTTTTATTTGCAGTTACAGCTGGGTTCTCAGTAAAAGGCGTTTCTTCCTGTTTTACCGTAGCATCAGGAGTCTGGATAGCTACATACCTTTTTCCGGCCCCTTTATACTCTGTGAGTGTCAACGATATGTACTTATCCCCTTCTTCTCCTGCTTTTTCCACTACCTCTACACTCTTTACCAGTACCTTGACGCTGATATCATCTGAAATATCATTCGATGCAATGAACCGGATCGGCTTCTTATTCTTCTGAGCCTTCCGGAACATCTTCTCGTAATAGTCTGCTTCAGCCTCTGTGCCCGGCTCCATGTAATTAACGTCCTGACTGGGAAATTCAGCCTCAAAGCTGAACTCCTCCAACGCACAGTAGGAAGGGATAGAAACCTGCCCTTCCTCCAACACCTGATACGTTTCGATATTAAGTTCTCTTGATCTCTTAATCTCCTCCGGATTGACCGGAAGCTTATATTTCTTGCTGCCATATTTGAAATATACCGAGTATGACATTAAGCCGGCACCCCCTCTGGAGCAGTTGCAATCATTTCTTTGAGCTGTTCAGATACATGACTCATGATGTTGTCGGTATCTGCATCTTTGGTGATCGGGCCGCTGAATTCCACCTTGATATTTGGCGCAAGCGTATTTTGGGAGATGCGGGCAATATAATCGCGCTCTGCAAGCTTTCGCATCCATCCGATATCCTCTTCGTTTTCAACCTTTACTGCACCATTCTTTCCTTTACCCTTCACAGTTGCAGGACTTCCATCTGTCGCAAACTGGCTGTAATCAATTCCCTCTTTATCTTTAGGAGCAAATCCAGCAAACGGGTTAGATATACTGTCAGCTAGACCCGCACCAATATCATAGCCTCTATTAGCAAAATCAGCGCCGTTCAAGAAATCTTTTTTCTGAACAATTTCTTTCCAACCAGCTGCATCTTTCGCTTCCGAAGCCGCTTTTTCAAGTCCTGCCTTAAAATTGTCTAATCCTGCAGAGATCTGCACATTCACGCCTGGGATTCTATTGATGATAGTTTCTATCGATCGGGCCATTTCAGCGACATATCCGATGACAGTGGAAGCCAGATCATAGAACAAAATTTTTACAGCGGCTATTGGATCATTCCACACATTAGCAAAGAAATTAACCACTTCGGCGATAATGTTATACATCATAATAAAGTAGTTGATTACAGCTGCCGCCCAGCCTCCTATTACTGCACCGATAATACCTGTTGCCGATATCGTTGATCCTGAAAAATGATTCACTGCCGCAACTGCCGCATAAAATACTGCAATCAATACCAGTATCAGCCCAACAATCCAAACAATTGGGCAGGCATACAGAGCTGAATTCAGCCCAAGTTGGGCAGTAACCTCAGCCCATGTGGCTCCTGATGATGCCCACATTGCCAGAGCAAGAATTCCTATTGATACCGCCTGTGCTCCTGTACGTACCGCCGATATTAATGCCAGTCCATTGGATATGCCCAAAACAAGCGCATAAGCCCCTACCGCGGCAACAGCCGCCCAGATAAACGGCGATACCATCGGCCATGCAGTAACGCAAAAATTAATAAACTCGTTCATTGCGTCCCCCGCCCAATAAATTGCCCCAATAAAATTGTTTATAGCCTGTTGACCTGCATCAGAATTGAGTATACTGTTAATTTTTTCAAATACCCCGCCAAAAGCCTGCGTTCCCGCATTTTTTATTCTATTCCACACATCTCCGAAGGTCTGCGGCATCGTCTCAAACTTTTTATTGATATCATCAGCAGAATCAAACATAGCGTTTTTAATAATTTCCGCCGTAATTGCCCCATCCGATGATAATTCTTTCAATTCACCTTTTGATACGTCAAGATACTTTGCGATCGCATTAGCCACCATCGGTGCATTTTCCATGATGGATCGGAATTCGTCCCCTTGCAGTTTTCCAGACGCCATGGCCTGCGTCAACTGTAGAAAAGCAGACTGTTGTTCCGAAGTACCGGCGCCAGATACTTTCAATGATTTCTGAAGCAGTTCTGTAAAGCCAATGGCTTCCTGATTGCTTCCGAAAGCATCGCCCGCCAGCATCTTCATTTTTGCTACAGCGTTAGCCATATCATCATACTGTCCTCTTGCACGGTTAGCTGCGGCGAAAATATCGTCTTGAAGTGCCTTCTGTTCTTCAAGGCTTCCTGTGATCATAGCCAGCCTGGCGTTGGTATTGGTGTAGCTGTCAGTAAGATCCACAATCTTCTTCACCGCTGCAAGACTGGCTATTGTTCCAACAAATTTAGCGATCCCGGAACTTGCTGCTCCTGCAACACGACCAGTACGGTCCATGGAGTCATTCAGTTTATCCGTATTTTTGCTTGCCCCCAGTGTTTTTGTGGAAGCAGCGTCTACTTTTCCGATGAATTTGTTTATAGTTGTGCTGTATCCGTCCATAAGCCGGAACATCGCACTTAATGTAGGCATGACATACCTCCTATTTCATCTGATTGGCAAGCCTCTTCTCTTCCTCTATCCGAAGGTCAATGCTTGCATATATGAAAGCACGCTCCCGCTGGCTCATAGATTCCAGAGCAGATGGGAGTAAGCGGAGTTTCTGCAGGGCGAAGTGAGCATAAGTCAACTCAACATCACCCTGCTTTATCAGTTTTTTGCCTCGTCAATATCTTCGTTGATATCCTTATCCAATCCAGAAATATCGTACACCGCTTCTAAAAGCGCACCGTATTCACCGACATAAAGCATTTTTGCCAACAGTTTTGATGCTCCCAATACGCCATATGCGCTCTGCAATTCCGTATTTTCAAGGTCTGGTTCCGCTACTGCTGCTGCAGTTAATTCTTGATTGTAAGCTACCCGGTCAAAGGATTCGTTTCCCTTTTTATCTCTTTTCGTATACTTCTTAATCAGTCCTTCATTCTCCTGCTGAGTGACCGGGCGGATCACAAACGGAACCGGCTTTCCGTTTTCTTTAAATCTATTGGATACAAACACCTCTCGGTTTTCTGTCTGCTCCGGGTGTAAAAATGCATTTAAACTTCCCATATTTTTTCTCCTTCTATCTCATATTCTCCGGAAAGGCATAACTCTCCAATTCATCCACATCATCAAACGTAAAATCAGTATCTACGGTATTCAGATCTTCGCTGGAATCGTCCAGATAGGCCACCGGCGCCTTTGCCAGAATACAGTTCCTCATAACCACCACCCGGCGTCCCACAGTCGATGCAGGATCCTCATTCGTGGTCTGAATACTGATCTGCGGAACCTTGCCCTCTTTGATATACTGCTGATAAACAGCAAGCGCGGCGGGGCTTACGTTGTACATAGTCAGTGTTCCTTTTCCCTCCGCTCCTACAACCTTATGCTGTGTCATACGATGCCCTAGGAGCCGCTTTGCAATCACCTTAAACTCAATACTTGCATCTACCTTCGAGATCTCGAAGAAATAACGGTTCTGGCCATCGATTGTGATAAAGGCACTGCCTTCGCTTCCTGTTACCAGGTCTGTAAGCTTCGTATAATTTCCCATGTCATGTCCTCCTTATGACAGATTAACTGTAATATAAATCTTCTCTACGCTGTCAACCGGCTGTACCGCTGCTTCGATTACAACAGCATCCGAATCATTTCCCTTTGTGACCGTAACATCGTCAGTCACAAAATTCTGAACAGCCCCCATCGTCTGAAGTGTTGTAAAATAGTCCACCAGAGACGCCTTCAGAAGAGATCTGCCTTCATCATTATTATTGACTTTCCCGACATAATTCGCTTCAAAGATCTTCGTAATATCGTTGGCGATATTGTCAACAGTCCGAATCACTCTGTTCTTCGTGAACATCTTTCCTTTGTCCACCGTAACCGCAGTTAAGGAGTTGATGTCATACACTACAGATACATTCTGGGCAGTGTCTACCTTAAAAATGAACTTACCCGCAGTGACAGCCGCCTCCATCTCTGATTTTGTCATTCGGGGTTTAACGTCGATGGCCCCCGCATAAACCATACCAGTATTTGACGTAGTGATACTGGCACCGGCTGTGGCTCCTGCCACCCATGCAGTTACCTCTGCAGCCGTCAGTTCCTGATTTCCTGGCATGATGATGCCCTGAACAACATTGATGATCCCCTCGCTGTCTGCCACATGGTTCGCGAGCACCGCCTGACACTTCACCCCCTCATCGTCCCTCATGGCCTTGATCCATGTCGCAATCGCTGTTTTGTTGACCTCCTCGCCCTCTCCTTCATAGGGATAGCAGAGAGTATTGAACTGCACGGTTTTAAGGGCTGCAAGGGCCGCAGTGACGTCAGCCGCTTTGTGACTTGCTTTGAGTTTATATACCAATACGGTTTTTGCCTTCTTCAGTGCTTCCGCAGCCAGCTTCTTATCCGAGGCCGTAGCTCCGTCTGGCCATGCCGCCTCCGTTGCTGTAATTGTATACATAGCGCCGTCAGTACCCACACTCATTTCCTGCAGGATAACAACGGTTCCGCGGTCCCCCGGTGTAATAGACAGCGGTTCATTCGTCCGGATATTGATATAGGCTCCGGGCAGTACCTTATTCTGGGATTCCCATGTTCCTGCCATGGCTTACTCCTCCTTTATGTCTGTGTTTTGTGATATTGTCTGCATTGCTGTGCTGTTGTTTTCCTGATATTCCCGGTAGTCAACGTCGAAAAGGAAATGCAGGACACTATCCACAATCTTTAAGTTTCTATTTCTGATTTTGAAATCTGCCACTATAAATTCCCGGCTCAAATCCTGACCAACAAGCCAACATTCCTCATAAGGTTCTCTGTCAGTCGCCGGAAAGTATGATACGTCTACCCTGACTGAATTCTTAAGTCGTCCATTAATACCTCTGGAAGGCTCCTGTTCATAGAAGGTAACCAGGAAAGACGGCTGTGCAAAGTTCTGCGGCACATCTTCAACGTACACCTTGCACGGCCTGACTGCCTTCAATCCAGCCGTGATATTCTTATATAGTTTTTCAATCATGCTTGCTCTGCACCGCCTTTACTTCTTTCTCGAACTCCTTCACCAGCTGCTTCTCGATGTATCCCCTGGTTTTTTCCAGCACGAACGTACCTTTTACAAAACCTTTTGTTGGACCGCCTTTTTTCGTTACGATGCGATGGCCGTAATTCCAATATGTGGAATACTCTGCGGTGTTCACCAGCTCCGTCTCCACGCCTGCTTTTGTCTTCTTTGTCGGAAGCTTATGCCAGCTTTTTCGCAAGAATCCGCCAACTCCCGGATTCTTAACTTTAAAACTTACAACGGTCCCTGCATCGGGCCCGTTCTTGACGGTAAAGGTCACCGGATTCAGATGCTTTCCCCTAGGCGTGTGTCGTTTCGCATAGGCAACACCGTTGTTTACGGCCTTATTAAGTACCTTTTTATCAATCTGCTGGATATCGTCCACCATCGCCATCAGCTCCTTACGAAACTGGTCAATAGCTGCCTTATTCCTGCGATAATTACTACTGCTCATGCATTATCATCTCTCTTTATTTCACACTGCCACTGATAGGAGTACGGGTGGCACTCTCCCAAATCAGCCTCGATGGTCTTTCCGGTTCTGAGTGTGATCAGCAGCTGATCTCCTTCCCGGATGTCTTCCTCCAGGCTGCAGAACAGCTTATGGCTGTTCACAATGGCCGGATTCGGTACACCAGTGGATACCTGACCCGAAGAACTGTACCGGCAGGGCCGATCCGTTGCCACAGCTGTTTTCACCTGCTTCGTGATACCATCTATTTCGACGTCTGTCCATCGGTACACATCCATTTTTGCATCATACATTCTTGCATACGGGTTTCGCATATCCTCTCAGCCTCCTGTGCCTCCTCAGACCTGCCTTATCACTCTCAGACAGGCCATAGATACTCGCCTTCGTGTTTCCCTCCGTCTGCGCCCAGGTAATGCTTCCATCGCCTTCCTTGATACTTGCAATCTCCGGATTATATCCGTTTCCCTCCACGGCCTCATAGTCAATAATTCCTTTCGCCTTTTTTCGTACAAAGGGTTCCAGAATGTCCGGTACGCAATCTGGATCCAAGTTGCAGTAATCACAGACTGTCAGAATCAGATCCGAAATGATCAGATCATGGTCTTCTGTACCAAGCCGTAGATTTTGCTTTACTGTCTGCAGCATCTCTTTCCTATTCATCTTATACCTCCATAGTTTCGATCTTCTGATGGGTCATACTGTGAAGAGCAGATTGGCGGTATTTCTTAAGCTGTGCATAAGTTGGAACAGATTCTCCTCTCAGCCTTAACTGTCCATTTGTATAGGAAGCCAGTTCAGCATTGGTTGACCTTCCCAGATATCCGTGTGTTACAATGGATACGCTTACAATCAGGCTTTCTTTGACCGTAACCGGATTTCTGCTCAATGATACAGCATCGATCCTCACCGCCATCAGACCACCTCCATCTGCTCCCGGTTCTTAATAACCTCGTCCGCAATCATCAACGTGATTTCCAAAATGTAAAGATTGCTCCGGTACGTTGGCTGAATTTTCACGTCTACAAAGCTTCCATCTTCCTCCTGGGTCACTTCACAGCCGCCTGATGCCTCTACTTCGCCATTATATATCAGTTCATAGGTGGCATCTTTAACAACAAAGTATTCTGATTTGACAGAATGGACGAAATACTTTACATGTCTGTCTTCGCCCAGAATAAAACGTATCATAATGCCACCTCCTGACATTCTGGAATCAATCGTGTAAACAGATACTCTGTAAACTGCGGCTCCATTTGATATGGCGCCTGAAGGAGCTCAAACGTATACTTTGGTAACGGCAGCGCATGAATGCAGATATTTCCGGCATCTACGGTATAAAGCATCTTTGAAAGATACGTCTGGTTTCCTGCTTCATCTTCGGCCACCACCTCTACCACATATTCTCCGTCAGCATCAAAAGGGACCGGCACATTCCACCGGTCCTCATCTGCCTTCTGTAGTATTACTTCTACGCCATCTACCAGGCCAAATACACGTGCTACTGCCATGGTATTGCCTCCTTAGTCTGTAACCTCCACGCTTATCACGTAGGTCTTGCCAGCATCTACCGGATTAGGTGTAAGCGTAACGGCCTTAATCGTCGGAGCTACGGTATCGAGTGTCACTGTCCTGGTTACGGTCGTGCTCTTACCCGCGGAGTCTGTCGCCACAACTGTGATCGTGTTGCTTCCGGACGCCAACGTCAGAGCCTTGCTGAAGGATCCATCTGCCCCTACCGTCACGGACTCTGCTGATCCGCTGTTAAGCTTAACCGTCACGGTTACCGGGCTGGACGTGATGTCATTGGTCGTACCGGTTACAGTGCAGGCTGCCTTATTCGTAATCAAACCATTTACCGGAGCCGTGACAGACAGTGTCGGCGGAACAGTGTCGATCTTAAAGGTGACACTCTTCTGGGCCGCGGCGTTGCCGTCATAATCGGACGCATCGATCTTAATTGTATGGCTGCCATCTGCCAAGGCTGTAGTCGGTGTATAGGTACAATCATATCCACCAGTGATGGCCGTCTTTGTAATGGCGTTGCCTGTAACCTTGCTGCCGCTGTCAATGGTAATACCGATCGTATCTGGATTGACGCCAGAGTCGTTATCTGTAACCTTCCAGCGGATCGCTGGCTTATTATTGATGATCAGTGCGCTGGCCGTCGGATATGTGATTGTAATAGCTGGGGCCGTCTTCTCCTTTACGCGGAGCTGCAGGCTGCTTCCGAGAGTGGCATCTGTGTCATTTTTTGTGGTCACGTTCCCGGCCTCGTCCGTGGCCTTGATCGTCACTGGAAAATAATGCCCGTCATTATTGTTATAAGACGACGTGGCCGGCGCTGTAATTGTGGCCTCATATTTCTTCGAGGTACTGTTATAGGTCAGTGTGGTTGTAACACCGTTAATTACGGCCTGTACTGTCTTAACTGCCATATGTCAGACCTCCTTATCCGATCTTATGCTTAAACGCAACAATCCTGATCTGCTTCGGCTCATAGACTCTTTCATAGTTGATGGCATTCATCAGTTCCGCCTTCGTCGGAGTCTCTACATGCTCTCTGGCAAGGTCAGTCCATTTGATCCCACGTGCATGCATGATGAACGTCTTACGGTTAATTAGGTAATCTACACCGGATCCCTTCTTCTTGTCTCGATCTACTTCAGTAGCAACAAAGCCGACGGGAGAACCATTTCCGAATGCAATTGCCCCCTGGCCAAACAGATATGTGGTATATACGCCATCTGCGACCGGACAGCCATCATCCACAATTACCCGGCGTCCCTGGTAGGTATCAAACTCAACATCAGTAGAATCCCGTTCTGTGTCGATCAGGTTATTTTTCTTCAGAAAAGCTTTTGTGGCGCTGTGCATGGCCACAGCCGTCAGCTGTCCCTGTGCATCGCCGAGCAGCTGCAAAGCATCAATAAAAGCGCTGGCACTGATCTTCTGGGCCGCGGCGGAACCCGCTGTCGAAATGTCCAGGATATGGTCTGCAAGTGGTGTTTTGGTCTCTGCTGGTTCTGTTGTGGTCTGATAGCTGCCGAACACTCCGGAAAGCACCTGGATCAGAATCTTCTGGTACTCTCTCGCCCAATATCCCGCTACCAGATCACCAATGGCGGCCATCGGGTCACTGCCGGCAAGCGCAGCCGATAAATCTGTGGCAGCCCACATATTAGCCCTGCGCACTGTCGTAGATACATCCTTGTTAGACGTGATCTTCTTTGCAGTCAGATCCTGATCCTCGATAATGTCCTCAGAATCTCCACTCAGATCCTCGAAAAACGGCATCTGGTGGATCGGCGCCGCTTCACTGGCCAGACGGTCAAACTCTGCATTATTTGTGATAATTCCGCTCTGGAAGAGTGCGGACAACTCCATGGTCCGGTTCACGACATAAGGTGTGAACAGTTCCGGTACAATGACATCGGATAATTTTGTTACTGGCATTTAATCACCTATTCCCTTTCTTATACGTTGATGGTTACTCCGGCTGCCGCAGCCAATACCTGTGCCTGAGCCGGATTTTCTCTCAGCAGCTTTCCCTGTTCGGTAAGGTTAAAGCTGTCTTTTGCAAATGGATTCTTAGCCGGAGGAGTCCCCCCGCCGGCCGGTCTATAGTCTGCCCCCGGCTCCGTCTTAAACAGATGGGGAGAGGACTCCTTCAGGGGCTTCACGACATCATCAATCCCGACCGGCTTCCCGTCCTTGTCGAAGGTAAACTTTTCGAGTCCTCCCTGCTTATAGATAATATAATCGGCATCAACCACACCTGCCTCTTTCAACTTATCCTTCAGGGCGTATTCTTTTACCGTGTTGGCCGAAGCGACCTCCAAGGCTGTCGCCTTCTCCTTGTACTCCTTGACCTGCTTCTGAAGCTCCTCGTTGTCCGAGTTGTCTTTTTTCAGCGTCTCGATCGTTGTATTTGCTTCCTTCAGCTTCCCGTTGACCTCGTCGAAACGTTCCTTCGGTACAAAATCTTTTACAGATTCGTTCCATGCGTCTACCGCGATCTGTGCGTGCTCCTCTGATAATCCCTTTGCTACTAACTCTTCTTTCTTCATGATCCCTTGCTCCTTTCGATTCATCTTCACTTGTTATCCCGGTCGTGTCCGGTGATGTCTCCCTCTTTTGCGCCTGAGATACCAAAAAAGGCGAAAATAACACTCAGGTTTACCCTGCGTGCTTATAACTTGGTAATTGTTCGGATTTCACTGACTCTTATCATGACCGTTTTGCCATCCAGCTGGTCGCAACTCATAAATTCAAATCCCTCTTCGCAAATCATGTTAATCCATTCAAGCATCTCGTCAGCACTCTTCTCGCAGTGCATTTTTATTTCTTCTCCGCCCGTCAATCTAATCTCGTACATATTGCTTCCTCCACTCTTTATATGTCATGCCGGTCGGCACCTCTACATTCTCTCCTGTCTCCAAATCACGTCCCACGCGCATTTCCCCGGACCGATCATCATCGTCATAATAAGGTACGTCTGTGCAACGGCAGAAACAGTGGAACGGCGGCATATTCTCGCCAGTAATCTCTTTCCCGACCTCGTAGACTTCGCCGTCTTTGTCCCCGCAGATATCGCAGGTCTTACTATCCAGCGTAGCAAGAATCTGGTACTTCTCCACTCCGTCTTCCTTATAACCTGCGTGAGTGGCCTCACTCATCAAGAAAGAACTTTCTGTATGCAGAAGGCGGTAAGCATCGAACTTTTTGACGTTCAGCTTTTTCGCAAAATCATTTGTAAGCGCCTGCGGACTCTTTCCCTGTACCATCATAGTTGTTAGCGATTCCATCAGCTGTGTCTGCAAGTGATCCTTCTGCTTCCACAACCGACTTGAAAAGCTGGCGCCGTTGAAAGGATATTCCAGCAGCTTCTCGACTGCGTGTGGATCCACTCTTGCGAATGCGGCGTGGAATCCCTTGTACTGGTCGATGTTGTACCAGGTACGGTAATAGGTATCCTCGAAAACCGCTTTCATAGTCTGTTCTGCGGCAGCCTGATAGTCTACTGCATATAGCTGCCGTAGCATGGCGTCCACCTGCGCCTCCAATGCCTGGTACCGGGTGATTCTGGTCTTGATGGACATGTTGTTGACGGTCTGATTGTGCTTTCCGATATTTTCCATGGCCAGGTCGATAAAGTCCCGCAGGTTGCCGATCTCGGCCTTTGACAGTTGCCGCTGCGCTGCCGCATAGGAAAGGCCATTCTCCTCCGCGTATTCAAAGTAGAAAGCTTCTATCGTCTTCTGCAGCTCGCGGCGGGTCTGGTTAAAAGCCTTTTCCAGCTTTGCGTAATACTGGTTGACCTGCATTTCTCCGGCCTTGTACATGGCTTCCTGACGCTTCTCCCAATATCCCATTATTCATCGCCCTCGCCTTCCTCCGGATCCTCACCCTTCGGGAACATATCGGATATTTCCCGTTGGGCCTCTGCATCTGCTTCCTTCTGCTTATTGAGGATATCCATTTCTTTTTCCGGATCCTCGACCCACGGGTGTTTTGATACGATAGTCTCATCAGAGATCACTCCCCTTGACTGCTGGGCAATTTGGGAGAGCTCCAGATCATTCTTGACACTGGTGCGAGTCCAGGTCTGAACGATTGTGTCGTCTTTGATCTTGATATTCAATAACCGACACACGCAACGGATAAATCGGCCAAAGCCCAGCTTAAACTCTGTCTCCATCAAACCCGACTTAAGTTCCAGCAGGGAATATAGAAAGCCCAGGGCCACACCGGAGCTGTTACCAAAATTCTGCGGGTCCGGATCAATACCCTGCCCCTGTTCAAAAATACATTTCCGGGTCGTAGCCAGCAGCTCCTTGCGGGCCTCCACCGGCAGCTCAATCGTTAGGGTGGAAACTCCCGACTTGTCCTCCCCGCCTTCATTCTCGATCTGAATTGCTTTGTAGTCCTTCAGTTCCCGGAGGAACTGGCCCAGATCGTCGCCACCATAGTTGGTAAGCACAAAAATAACTTCCTGAATATCTTCTAGGTCATTGACGAAACCGCTGAACACCTTGCAGTACACGTCGATCAGTGGCTTGATGTTGTCCAGATCGCCCGTGTCAATGTTGTTGTTGAAGAATGGGAAGAAAGGAACCTCACCGACATCATGCTTAAACTCGTTAACCAGGTTGCTGTTTCCTGCCGTGTCGATCAGTGTAAACGAATTGTACGGCATCAGCCCGGTGTCAATTACGCCCCCAGCTTCAATTGCGTACGCCTGACAGATCGTATCATTCCAGTATTCGTAGACGTCCAGTTCTTGTCCGTCGTCTGTGATATCGTGATAGCAGCGTAATGCTCCTTTAAGCTCTCTCTCCAGATTATTACTCCACACTGGAATCACCTGTCCTGATGGCACTATGGCATACTTATACTGCCCGCTCGCTTTGTCCTTCCATAGGTGTAGCCATGCCACAGAAGCGTTGGAAGCCTCTACACAGAGATCCTTGCAAGTCTTAGCATACTTATCCCCCAGAAATGCCGTCAATGCTTTATTAGATGCTTTATCACCCAGATCGAACAAAGGTGGTGCCGTAAACATATAGGACGCCTTCTGATTGACTAGGAGACCGTGGAAGTTGAGGGGGATCCTGTTATCTGCATTCCGCAGCGGGTTCTCCCCTTGCTCTGCTTCTCTTTTCTTAAGCGGCTCCAGCAAGATATCCGTCTGATTCCGGTAATACCGATCCGCAGTATCGGCCTCGGCAAGAAAAGCACCATGCCCCGCCGTATACTTCTTAATCAATTTTTTTACAACTTCCATTTCCATTTTTCTCACCTCTATTTCATAATTCGTATCCCTGTTCGATTCTTAATTATGCTCATGCAGAAATACCGCAGAGCATCTAATGCATGGTCGTGTTCCTTTACTGGTTTATCCTCTCCGCGCTCCCCGGCTTTCGCATCCCAGATGTAGGAAGCAAATTCCTTAATCAGGTTGTCACAGGAGGAATCAATAAAAATGGAACCCTGAAGCAGCAGCGTGGCCACGAACCGGATTCCGTCCAAAACATCATTTTTTGCTTTTTTTACTTTATAACCGTCCTTCTCCAGCTGAGCCTTAAAGCTGGCAGCTGCCGGATCCAGAATAACTGCCTTAATTGCAATACCGTCAAGCCAGGCTGTCAGGTCATCGGAGAACTCCTTATCCGTCTTCTGCCTCCCCTTGTCGCGGCCCGAGTAGTAATATTCCCGCCGGCAGTACCATTTCTTATCGGCAGCCTTATTCCACAACAAGAAGGCCGTAGGGTTCTGGGTTCCGTAATCGCAGCTGACGTACCGCTCATCTGTCCAGAAATCATGTCCTGTCTTTGTCTTATAGGACACCGCCAGCGCTTCTGTGTCCGTTGCATTTCGGGCAGGGTCGAACATATCATAGATAATGCCCTCGGCCATTGCCCACAGGCCCATGATATACCGCTTGAAGAATACCCCGGTATACATACTGCGGTATCTGGCCTTAATCTCCTCCGATAAACTCAGATTGTCATCCATCGTAAAATGGACATACAGCAGTTTCTTGAGCGCCGGATCAGCCCCTGTCTTAGCTGCGTCTTCCCGAATTTTTGCCACTTTTTTCTTACCAAGATAACCGATGGCCTTATCAATCCAGTTGACCTTGAACCAGTGATATGGGCCGTCCGGATTGCAGTTAAACCAGTACTTCGAACCAGTAACCGAGCACCGGCCGGTTGCCTGGTTGACAAAGGACTCCGGCATCAGTGCCACCTCATCGCAGAAGAGGCCGGCCAGTGTGATACCCTGAATCAAGTCCTGGCTGCGCTCATCCTTGCCACCAAAGATATAAAAGTAGTTCGTTATCTGGCCGCGGCTGATTTCCATCAGATTATCTGCCCGATGATCTGATACCCGATATCCACGACTTTTTAGCATCAGTTTCAGCCAAAAGAGAACGTTACGCCGGAAGGAGCCAATGGTCTTGCCGCACATGGCAAAGTTCTGACCGTTATATGTGCTCATCGCCCAGAAGACAAATGACAGAGACATACAGATGGTTTTACCTGATCGGATAGCACCATCGGCAATAATGCCATCATAATCCTTCACCGGGCTTTCGGGCAGCCACCAGGTAAGAATCTGTTTCTGTCTCTGTGAAAATGGCTGGAACTTGAAAGTCTGTACTTTTGTGAGAATTCCCCGCTTTTCTTTCAGCCGAGCCAGTTTCTCCTTCATACTGGCAATATGCTCTTTAATTGTCATCGGCTCCTGCCTCCCAAAGACTTTCGGCTTCTGTATTCAGTGCTGCCAGGAACCCATCATCTTCCTGCCCTGCTTCCTGGCCTCCAATTTTCAGAGTTGCCAGCTCCACCTTCATAAGTTCAATTTCCAGGCGTGCATCATCAAAACCGAATTTATGTAGGGACTCAATTGCTCGTTGCTTTCGGCCCTGGACACGGGTCAATGCATCTTCAATGGACTGGATCTGCCCCAGGACTGCCTGATCCTCTTTTAAATCTGTCCATTTATCTTTTTCTGTTCCCTTTTTCTTTTTAACTGTCGTGAAATCGCAGTCCCGCAAATCTTCAATTCGTTTCAGCATCCGGCGCTCCCGGACTGTCAGGAGCTGGATCTCTTGAAAAAGTAGTTTCTCTTTATCTGGCTGGATCATGCCGATCAGCAGCCTCTCATCGTCTTCCAGGGTATCAAAAAAGAGAGTTTCAAACTCTCCCGTAGTGACTGCATTCTTATTTCCCGGCGGTCCGGTGCCGCCATGGCCGACAGCGTTCCTATTTCCTGGCTGTCCACCTTTATTTCTATGATTGGTAACGTTACTTTTCGCATTAGGTAACGTTACTTTATCCCATTGGTCCTGATTCTTCCATTTCCGGATCTGCTCCTCTGATACTCCCAGTTCCGCTGCTATATCTTTAAGCTGACGTTTCTTTCCACTTTTCAGCCATAATTCACAGGCTTTGTCCCTGTTCGGGCTTCTCGGCCTTGCCATCACCACCACCTCTCATTCGTTTCGTTTTTGGGTAAAAGAAAAGCCCTCACATCTCTGCAAGGACTCTTCAAAAGGAGAAAATTCAGGACACTGGGAGTCGAACCCAGTCTACTTCGGCAAGCTCTTCCTACGCGCCTTCTCCGTGAGGCTCTGTCCTGACGAGCCGGTTTTAATCCCTCGTCCGTGGGGACATAAAACTCGGCAAACTGTTAGACGGATACCTTTGTCGCTGCAGCTTAGCAGTAAGTCAGGTGGTATCAACCTTATTAACGCGCGTTGCCGGACGTATCCATGGATACCGGCGCTTCAGCCGCCGACCGGTAAAAGCCGGAGGCAGTCAATTGGGGGGAGGAAATCTGTTTTCAGATCTTCCAGTCTATACTATAACATTTCTAATCAGAACATATAGAACAAATAGAACAAATTTTAATTATTTTCTAAAAATCTTCTATACTCCATTTTTATTCCATCTGCCGTCGAATTTCTTCCCAGCCTAATAGCTATTTCTCCCCATGAAAGCCCTTCAAAATACTTGAACCTTGTAATCCTCTGCATTCTCTGGGGAATCGTATTAAGCCAAGCCTCCACCTGTACCTTGATTTCCTCCGCTTTGGCCTTCCGCTCCTCCAATAATTGCTCATACGCTGCCAGTTCTCCCGGCTCCCTTGCCGCGGCATATACCATACCATGTATGTTGAAACTCTGTGCTGCATAAGGGAACTCACTCATAGACCCACGTACTCTATCCTGCACTATGGTCTTGCGTTGCTTTTTTACTCTTCTAATATCTGCCTCTGTCTCTTTGATTAATTCACATGCATCTATATATTGTTCCAGCACCTCCTTATTCAACGGCCTCACCCCTTTCCTACCCGCGGCTTGTACACACGTTCCCCATCCAGGTACTCCTCTTCCTTCCTCTGCTGGCCCAGAAGCTGCCGCATCCGATTCAGCGTATCTCGATTCTTCTGTTCCTCAAAGAACTTGACGATCCGCTCATTTCGCTTGACAATATCTTTATTCTGCCTGCGGTATTTCCGACTCTGCTGAAACTTCGTTGCTACTCGGTTCCGCTCAGACTTATCCACTGCAAATTCTATTGCATGAACCAGATCTTGCAGACGCCGGTCCTCTTCATTCACATTTTCATAAGCTGCCTTGTATTCCTGGACACATTGGTCTATGAAATTCAAGAAATTCTCCAGTTCTTTAGCCGGACTGTTTTGCTCCAACGGCTCCACCTCCTCTTAACCAGGCCAGTTTCTCAAGCCTTACCCGATCCCACTCCTCGGCCCACCCTGGTTCAGTATCGTCCACTGCCTCAATCGTATACCGTCTTAAGAATCTGGCCCCGCTGGCCGCGTAGGCCGAAACTCTTCTCAGTGGAATCCCGATAAGCTGTGATACCTCATCAGCATAGTACTGACCCAGCAGGACACCACGATCATATACTTCATACTTTTTGTTAAATGCCATGTTTGTGCCTCCTTTGTACGGTGATTGATCGTTGCTCTCGCGTATTATAACTACATCTCGTTCCATATTTACCAATGCCACACAATTCTTGCAAACTGATTCAGGACATGGACATAAGCCAGCTTTATTTAACATCTCGCAAAGATTATCAAGCATTTCTGCTTCCTTTTCATTGCACTCTATTTTCATTTTTCCTTCCTTAAATGATCGTTTTATGTATCAATGTCTCGGCAGAAATTCCGGATAATCCGCTATCTTCATCTGCCCTGGTATCTGATCCGGATCTTCTGGTTTTGGCCTCCACTCGTCCTCCCAGGCTACACCGATATAATCCAATACTCGACCCCAGCCATATTTCTCACCGGTCTTCTGATCCGTACAACACTGGTACATCCAGAATTCCCATTCTTTCGGATTGCGCACCCGCAACTGGTCGAACCGGTGAGGCCGCTTTTCCATGTGAATACCGAACCCACACATGCTGCATCCTGTTCTCTGTGCTCCTGTTGTATGTAATTCTCCATCTTGATTCTTTTCAATCGTCCCATAGATTTCAGGAATAATTGATTCTACTGGTAGATATTTTTTCAGGCTGCCGTCTTGATTTCTCCCATATGGTTGTTCATGGAATGCTTTTTCAAAAATTTCAATGTGATCGTGATACCACTTATCCATTTCCAGGGCTAACGCCAATATATCCTGTCTCAAAAATGGCGTAAACGGCGCGCTCCCGATCACAGTCTTACCAAAGTAGTTACACCCATGATCTGTCAGTGCCTCTTCCCTCTGTCCACCCTCAGAAGCCATCAGTCCTAAAAATGGCCGGCTGTTGTGCGCTTTGGCCCACTGGTCACATGGTTGCTCTTTTATGTACAGGCAGCATTTGTTTGATACTGGAAAATCTGGAATCTGATAATTCACGCCCTCGTTCTCGTTTTCATAGCCGCCAAACAGATTCAACCATTTCTGTGGCATCTTCATGCGGCTATTCTTCGCAAAATGTCCCTGTTTCCCACATTCTCCGGTAATAATTGCATGACGGACTGTCTTATTCTTTTCCGTCGGGTGCTGCAATGTGTCAATTCTTCCAGCTATTTTCTTGCTAATTACCGGAAATCCAACCTCGTTAAGTACCTGTACCTTACTCTTGCCAGGTCTTACAAGTTCGATTCCCAGTGCCTTATGAACCTTTTGAATGCTCTTATCCTCGAGAGATGATACCGAAATAGCAGGTGCATCAATCCCGATACTTTGTAGGAAGATGTATAATACAATACTGTCTAATCCACCCACGCTTACATGAGCATTTAGGCCACGGCGGTTCAACTCGTCGATAAACTCATGGGCGCGTAATTCTGCCCGTTTTATTTTTACCTCATAAGGCAATGCCTGCATGGCTGCCATCTTGGCTTTCTTTTTCTTCTTCTCTGCTTTCCACTCTTCGGTGGTTAATTCTTTCTTTTCCATCTTTGAAAGGAGCCGGGATATCCCGTCAACGGTGCGCACCGCTCCGGCCTCCTTTCTTTATCGTTCAAATATCAGTTTTGTGGATTAATCCTCTTCGGTTTCAGTGAGATATTCCTCCTCAGTAACCATGCTTAAAAGTGATACGTCTATGTTCAAAAATTCAGCAGCAGCCTTTAAGGCATCATCTTTTGTTCTTTCTCTTTCAGCCTCAATCTTTTCAGCACTGACTGGTTTTTTTAAATTAAATCCAATCTTTAAATAACAATCCGATGGGTTCCCATCTTCATCTTCTGCGAATCCTGCTTCTTTCGCCACTCTGTAAAAAAAATCTATACTCTTCTTCATAATGTCCTTTCTCCGTTTCCTACGGAAAATACTAACTTATCTCTTGTATCTTGATATCACCAATCCTACAAAAGCAGTTATAATCTGCAATCAGCATAGAGATATCTGATCTTAATTCCTCTATCTGTTCTCCATCTGTATAGTCATCATCTGACTCCACGATGGCCGTTATCTTGTACCTTGCCATATAGAATTCCTTCCGAAAATCTTAATTTTCTGTAAATTCTATAAGTGCATCAAAAATATCTTTTGATAGTTCGTAGTGCCTGCAACGCTTCGATTCATCTTTAATAATCAGATCGCCGGTAATCCCAAACAATACCGAAACGTCGTTCCGCTCCTGCTCGTTGGTACAACTCCCGTTTTTATTCCACACACAATTCGCACACTGTTTCTTCAGCTGAATTTTTCCGGCGGTGTGGTTTAGCTTACCAAGCATGCAATCACAGCCATCATCTTCGGTTTTTGACGGTATGTACCGGCTGCGTCCGGTACAATAGTCCACCTCATCGTATCCATCTCGGTACGTATACGTCCGGGTTTTCCCGCAATACGGACATAATTTTGTAAGCGTCTTCCGCTGTGGTCTGGTGCTATACATATCTTTACCCTCCTTAATCCTTAACCTACCACTACAGTCTCATTACAGGCCGGGCACGTTATTCGCTGTTCATACTCATTCATGCCGGTCTGAACAGTTTTCACGTCGCCTTTCTCAAACTCTAACAATGCCCCACACACCTCACAAGTTATCCTGCGCTTCTGGCCGTACTTAATTACTTTTACCATGATTCCCGCCTCCTCACGTGTGCTACACTTTATCCATTTCTGACAAGATACTCTGATATTTCACTATCAATCTTGCGGCTTTATGTTCGCCGCTGACCGCATACCGGATTCTTGCCTTACAGCTGGCAATCGCTTTTTTCAAGCGGTCTATATCTTCTTTTGTGCCCTCATACTTCAGGCACAGAAGGGTGCCCTCCATCGCTGGCAGTTCTCCCTGCGCATTCCTGCGTTTTGTATCATAGACTTTCTGCCATCGTGTCTCCTTTGTTATCCGGTCTTCCAGCCAGGCTTTGATCTCCTCCGGCTCAACGTTACGGGATTCTGACCGCTGATACAGGGTAAGCATTTTCCTGATCTGCCTGATCCCCGCGTTTTCAAAAAACTCCTCTGCACATATTTTCATATTCCCATTAGGGATACTAAACTCTATTATCAATTCCGGTACCTCCTTATCCTTGCTTTCAGGCTCTCCATTACCCAGCTCTGTACGTCGTCTTTTCGTTTCAGGGCTTCCATGACGTCCCCGTCGCGTGTACCGCTGCAGATCAGGTGATGGATAATCACCTTTTCCTCCTGCCCCTGGCGGTGAAGGCGCTTATTTGCCTGGGTATATAACTCATAGTTCCATGTCAGGCCGAACCAGATCACGTGATTGCCTCCCTGCTGGAGGTTAAGGCCGTAGGCGCTGCTGGCAGGATGGGTAAGCAGGATATCGATCTTTCTGGCGTTCCAGTCGTCCTCGTCCTGCGTGGTCTTAAGCTCCCTTATCCGCAGTCCCGTCTTTTCCAAAGCCTTCAGGATCCGTGTCCGGTCGTGCTGGAAATTATAGAAGACTAGGGCCGGTTTCCCCTGCAGGGACTCGATCAGCTCCATGAATGCCTCGATCTTGCAGTTGTGTACCTCGTGAACGCTGTGATCCTCGTCGTACACGGCGCCATTTGCCAGCTGCAGAAGCTTATTGCTCAGTGCCGCCGCGCTGGTCACGCTGATCTCCTCCTCGTCCTCCGGCAGGGCCAGAACCATCTCACGCTCCATATCGTAATAGGCTTTGCTGGCCTTGCTGTCCAGTTCCACCGGGATCTCATGGTACGTGATATCCGGCAGCTGTAAGTAATCATCTGCCTTCATGCTGATGCAGATGTCCGAGATCTTCTCTAAGATGCTGCCCTCACTCCCCGGCTTTGCCTCGTAGCTGTAAATCATGCCATCAGCTCCCCGCTTGTCCGGCTGGAAATACCTCTCCCTGAACTGTGTATACCTTTTTCCCAGCCGCTCGCCGCCGTCCAGTAGAAATACCTGGGCCCATAAATCATCAAGCCCGTTGGGGGAAGGCGTTCCGGTCAGCTCCACAAGCCGATCTATGTATCCACCCACGCTTGCTAGCGCCTTGAACCGCTTCGCGGAATGGCTCTTAAAGCTGCTGGACTCGTCGACCACCACCATGTCAAACGGCCAGGCATTCCGGTAGTAATCCACCAGCCACACCACATTCTCCCGGTTGATGATATAGAGATCAGCTGGTGTATTAAGTGCCCGGATCCGTTTCGTCTGGCTTCCCAGTACCGGGGAGACCCGAAGCATTTTTGTGTGGTCCCACTTTGCGGCTTCCTTCGTCCAGGTCCCCTCTGCTACTTTCTTCGGGGCGATTATTAAAACTCTGCGGACTTGAAAACGATTATACTTAAGCTCCTTGACAGCTGTCAGCGTGGTGACTGTCTTGCCCAGGCCCATATCTTGCCAGATACCGACTTTTTTAATGTCTATGATTTTTTGAATACAAAACCTTTGGTATTCATGAGGTATAAATTTCATTTTTCGATCACCTCAAACATCCACATACCCTTATGAAAATTTTTCCTGTGCTTTCGACACAGATATCTTAAAGCCCACCACTTTCCAAAGAGCTCCTCGCCAGCAACCCTCAAATTTTTAAATTCCCTGATCTCACCAGTGATCGGGGAAAATGCTCTGACCGGTATATCATTCTGATTTCCCATATCACGGGAATAACGGATATTATACCCCTGGTCACACCACTCGAGATTAATTACTCTATTATCCTGCGGATTCGCATTGATGTGGTTCACGACACCGTAACCAAATGGATTCTCTAAAAAAGCTTCCGCTACAAGCCTGTGGATGTATCTGTGCTCCATTTTTCCATGGTCACAAAGGTTGACCTTCAAATATCCGCCAGTATTCACATAGGGTTTAAGAATCAGATTATTTCTATAAGACCACACATTTCCCATCTCATCGATTCCATACAGACCCTCGTAGCCGGAAATGTCTTTTATCATCTGCCGTCACTCCTCTTCATCTTCGTTAAGCTGGATCCCTTCGCAGTACGCCTGCAGAGATAGCCGATGCCTGCACTCATCCAGAAAGTCCCTGACTTGTTGTAATCCGTACAGCACCTCAACTTCCTGCCCCAACTCCTGCAGACGTTTGATCTGCACCTTCTGCAACGCTGAAAGCTGTCCTTTCTCCGTTTTCAGTTCCACGAATACCGGGCGCATACCCGGCAGGATTACAATCCGGTCAGGCACCCCGTCGTTGCCGGGGCTCACCCACTTATAGGCTCTGCCGCCCAGCTTCTTAACTTCATTCACCAGTATCTTCTCAATGTCTTTTTCCAGCAACACAACTTTCCTCCTCACGCGTGTATGTGATACCTGATATAGGCGCCACAGGCAGTACACGTATCTACCTAATTTACCTATTTTTACTACTCTATATATAATTGGTAGTCATAGTAGTCATTAATAAGAATATCTAGTGTTTATGCGGGTTTTCATGACTACTTTGTATGACAACTTTAGTGACTACTGACTACTTTGTATGACTACCTTGTAAGTTGTCGTGACTACCTTTATTTTTCCTAGTTAGTAGTCACCCGTTCAAAACCTTTTTGCTGCCCGTATGGTCCATATCTCCGTGTAGTTTTATTACGCTTCCAACCTCTCATATTCTGTAACACATTATTGATCTCCGTACTGTCCATTCGTTTTAGATACCGGGGATCCCCATTAAAGCACTCCACCCAGATCTCTACTGCACACACTTTTTCACGCGGAACCAGTAACGCTCCCTCTGGCAGCTGAAGTGTCCCCTGCCAGTACATTTTCCTCTTTAAAGGATCCATCTGGTCCCAGTTAGAAGGGATCAGCTTCTCCAGAAAATCCAGGATCATTCCTTCTTTTCCAGATGCTTCCCGATGACTCTCCTGCTGTTCGATCGCCAGGGCTTCGATATCTTTTGACAGGTACAGTGCTTCTCCCAGAACCCAGTACATATAAGCTTCCGCCCATATCTGGTCCACCTCCTCCGGCAGTTCCTGCCAGACTGATCGTTTTGCCGGGTGTACACCAACATCAACGGGCCAGAACCGGCGGTTTCCGGTGTTGTCTTTCAGAAACTCGCTGTCATTGGACGTACCGAAGAAAACGCACCGCCTCGGGTACCGTTCCGTCCTGCGGCCGTATGCTGCCCTGTAGATATCTTCCCGCTTACTTAAAAACTGCTTAACGGCTGAGGTCTCCTGCCTCGTCATAGCTGTCAGCTCCCCGACCTCATTGATCCATGTACCCTGTATCAGCTCCGCGGCCTCCTTGCCCTCAAATGACGTCAGGCTGTCGGAGAACCACGCCTTTCCCAGTATGTTAAGAAACGTACTCTTTCCGATTCCCTGCGGCCCTGTAAAGATCGGCATATAATCATACTTCACGCCGCCCTCGATGGCTCTCGCTACAGCCGCGCACAGGGATTTCCGCATTACGGCCCTGGTATAAGCAGTATCCTCCGCCCCTAAGTACACCGACAGCAGGGTATCCACCCGTTTCACGCCGTCCCATTTAAGGCTCTTTAAGTAATCCCTGACCTCGTTAATCTTGTTCTGTTCGCCTACGATCGTAAGGGCCCGGTCCAGCTTGTCCTGCTGGGCGATATGATAGAAATTTTCCATGTACCAGAAGAACCCCGCATCATCCGGATCACTCCACTGGCGCCTCCCTGTCTCCTTGCTCCATGGCAGTTCGCCCAGGATCAGTCCCCGGTTAGCAAATTCGTCCGTTACGATTCTTCCTTTCAGCAGGGGATCATTCTGCAGCACGATAATCACGTTATTGACGGTCTTCTTATAATTCCCGTTGCCGTCTACCTCCAGGCTGCTTAACCAGCTGTAGTCCTCCTCTCTGGTACCTTCTGTGGGCTCCGCAAAGGCCGCCACAGCCGCCTCGTGCTTCTCTTTGGCTATTAGATCAGCAACGGCCTTATCGTCCATTGCAAGCCTGCTCATAGCTACAAATGACGGCAGCTTGTTGACTGGTGTCCCCTCCTTCGCCTCGTTGTCACGATCCCCGTACATATGAAGCCGGACCAGATCGAATGCATTGACCAGCTGATTACAGCATGGGTCGTGGGAGTGGTGGGAGTACAGGAACAGATCCCCGTCATAGATAATCGCCCCGCCCGTTGTCTCTCCTCCGGTGTAGGTATACCGGCCGAACGAGGCCGTCTCCTCATACATTCCCGGGATAAACTGCTCCATGGCCTGTGTAATGCTGTACGTCCGGCAGAATGCGCCGATCACACCCCGTTTGGTTGTAGGATCCTCCTGTTTCGCCAGCCGGCGGCGCTCGACCGCTTCCGTTCCGGGAACCTGCGGCCACTGGCTGATATCCCTCCAGTCGCCGTACATATTCAGCAGGCCGTCCACGCTGCAGAAGAGGTTATCGTACACCTCACACATATACTGGCTGTCAATGCAGCACGACGGCCAGTACATTAGCCTGTTGACTTCGAAGGTTGTCGGGTCACAGAACTCGATACCGATCAGGGACGCCAGCTTCCGCGCCGCGGGCTCGTATTCGTCTGCTGTGGCTGTCCGGTCCGTTGGGACGATCACGCGAAGCCTGGGAGCATATCCGGCATGTTTCCGGGTGCTGTAGACGGCCGCTGCACACCCAAGGCCGCTCACGCGCCGCAGGATATCATCGGCCTGTCCTGCCGGAATATTATCCAGATCCAGTGTTAAGAGATCCCGGCCTTCCACGCATTCTGGTTTCCGGCGGTCCCCTGTAAAGGTTCCGCCTACAAATCCACCTATGTCTTTTAAATCGTCCTGCTTTGCCTTCGGCAGCGCGAGGTACTGTTCCAGGGTCTCTGTCCCCCGGATGGGAGTTTTTAATTTTTCGGTAAACTCGGACCACATGATCTCACAACGAGGCCATTGCATGGACTTCCGGCTCCCCGCCGTGCTGATCTGCAGCTTCCTGTTATTCTGCAAGTTCTCCCCTCCTAATCCTTCATATAGTACTGACTCTCAAATCCGGCGCCTTTCAGCACCAGCCCCGGTGCCCATGGGATCGGCTCCGCCATCAGATCGCAGATCTCTTCCACCGTCGTTTCCATTGGTGCATCAATGATCACCTCATCATGGACGTGGAATACCACCTGCAGACCCTTAGCGGCGATCCTCTCCAACGTCACCGCCAGGCAGTCTCTGGCGATGGCCTGGACGATGTTTTCGACCATCTTGCCGCCGTAAGTGCTTGTAACTTCCCACTTCCGTGTCTGCTGGCCTACCGTGTAGTAATGGACGGCCATCTTCTCAAAACGGTTTTCTTTCAAAAACGGCTTCGGGTAAAACAGCTTCCGGCCGCTCGGCAGCCGGACGGTGAGAAAAGACTGACCGTAGATCATATCTCCTTCCAGCGCAAAGATTAGTCCGTTGATACCCTGCGGCTGCGCAGTCTCCATGACGGCAAGAGCCGCGTTCTCGATTGCATACCACAGGCCCTTAATCCTGGGATTCGCCTGCCGCCACCTCTGCACGATATCTGGCAGCTCCTCTTCCGTTAGTCCCATCTGTAGGGCACCCATTGCAATCAGCGCCGATGTACCTCCCTGGTATCCCAGAGCCAGTGTTGCTACCTTCCCCTTCTGTCTTAGGCTGTACTCCGGGTTTCCCTTTGCGATCCGCTCCACCGGCACGCCAAACATCTGGGAGGCCGTAGCCTCGTAGATCTTCCCGTGGGTAGCGAATACCTCATTCACCCACTGCTCTCCAGCCAGCCAGGCAATGACACGAGCCTCGATGGCTGAGAAATCGGCCACCACAAACTTATGGCCGGCAGATGGGATGAACGCTGTCCGGATCAGCTGGGAAAGCGTATCCGGTACATTGCCATAAAGGATCCTCACGCCGTCATAGTTTTTAGCCTTAACAAGGTTACGGGCATAGTCCAGGGTCTTGAGATAATTCCTCGGCAGGTTCTGCATCTGCACCAGACGGCCGGCCCACCTTCCCGTCCGGTTCGCTCCGTAGTACTGCGTTAATCCTCGTACTCGGTCACCCTCCCCACGGGCTGTATCCATTGCTACGTATTTTTTGATTGACGTTTTCCCTAACTGCTGACGGATCTCTAACATACGCCGCACCTTGTTTGGGTTGATTCCGCCCAGGAGCTCCGCGACAGTAGCCTTCTGCAGGTTATCCGCTTCTGTACCGTTATCCCGCAGCCACTGAAGCAGCTGAGCCGCGCTGTTTGGATTCTGCAAGCCAGTCAGGCTTATTGCCTCGTCAGTCAGGCGCTGCGTGCTGATCTGGTCGATGTATAAAGCTCCCTCGATCAGATCTGTATCCACCCTGACGCCATAAGCATTCATTAATACGTCCATCTGCCAGAGTCTTTCCTCTTCTTCCGGCATCGGGAACAAGTCCAACCGCTTTAAGATTTCCCTCTCTGTCACGACATCTTGTTTGCAGTACTCCTTAAACAGATCCCACTTGTCCTTATCGTGCCATGGCTGGTTCCATGTCCGTCCGCCATTCGTTCTGGTAGGCTTACACGGTACGCAGAAGTACCGGATCAGTGCCTTGCCTGTTGTCAGCTTCTGTTTATCCTGCGGGAGGCCGATTGCCTTACCAGTCGCGTCCAGTCCGGCAGTATAGCCACAGTACAGGCCGTGAGCCATCGTACAGCGCCACTGATCGATCGGGGTCTCATAACCCGCCTGGTTAAGGCAGTACCACTCAAAAGCAGCGTTGTAGGCGTGCTTGATAACATTGGGATCTGCCAGGGCCTGCATTAACCAGCAAGGGAGCTCTTCCCCGTTTTTGAGATCTATAACCTTAACGGGATCGTTATTCCACTGGTACGCAAACAGGAGGATTTCAAAATCTGGAGACTGTGCGTATTTATAGGCGCCAGCCTTCCCGATGTCCACACTGCTCCTCGTCTCGATATCAATTGATAGATGATGCATACACGTTCCTCCCTGTCAGATCGAGGGGCATTCCGGCCCCCCTTAAAGTTAATATGGCTGCCCGGTAATCGGGTGTAATCTTGGCGCTGTGGCTTGTGCTGCTGGCTGTCCGGCTCCGTTCCACGGTGCTGTGGTCTGCGGAGCATAACCAGCAGCACCCGGAGTCGCTGGCATAGCTGCCCCGTACTGAGGCGCTGCATATCCGGCAGTTGCCTGTCCCTGCTGGATATTAAATGCCTGTGCCGCACTGGGTGCACTGCCTCCCAGCGCTTCCCCGTCTCTCGTCTTCATAACCGGGCCCAGACCGCAGCCGATCCCTTTCTTCCCGCCGAAAGAGTACGGGTAGAAGGATACGTTCACACGGCCATACATACCGCTGTATACCTCAGACTGGTTAATGATTGGGTTTCCCATCTTATCCACGACTTCCGGCCGGTAATCCACCTTGGCACTGGCTGTAAATACCCAGTGGCCCTTACACTCCGGGCCGAAGGCCATCCCATCAGAAGGGCGAACTCCGTCGCCGTCATAGACGGGCACGGGGACGATCGGCGGACACTGACCGTTCCATTTCTCGCTGATCCCCTTCTGCTTTGCGGCATCGAGAGCCGTGTTAATACGTCCCATGGTGTCTACGTCCGTCTTTGGCACCAGAACTGTTACACTGTATTTTTCTTCCTGTCCTGCCATCGCTGCATAAGGCTTAAACAGGTGCACATAAGATAATCTCACTTCTCCGGTTGTTACGTTGGTTAAATCATTCATAGCTAAATTCCTTTCTTTTTTTTAAGATTGTCCTCCCGGCTCTTCTGCTTTATAATTTAGAAGAAAGGAGGTGTTACTGATGAAACAGCTTGATAAACTTTTACAAAGCCTTGGCGAACCCTATGATATTCAGGATTTTGATGGCGAGGACTGCATACACAGGAAATTTGGTAATTACGAATTTGAGGTTTCCGACACAAGTCGCAAATTCTGTATCCTGTATGTGTGGACAGTCACACCAAAGGAAGTGGTTGCGATATATAAAAATATTCCAACTGAAAATCTTAAGGATGTTCTGGGCTATTATGCTTCCAGATACCAAAACATTCCGGACCAAATCCAGGTCGAACGCCAAGATATAGAAGTATGACCCCTAGATCCCTTCTGGTAAGATGCTTTTCTTCGATGACCCGGTCCAGTTCTTCAATCTCTTCCGGGTCATCTGTTTTCAACTCGAATCTGCGGAGTTCGCCTAAAGTCCGACTTTTCGGTAACTCAGTACTTTTCTCATTCATTTACTTTTTCCTCCTTGAACGCCTCTGCGGCGGTTAATTTATTTGTAATTGCCGGTCTCTTATCCGATGCTTCTACTAGGGCCGGCTTCCCTGGTTTCCACACAACATACTCGCCTACAGCGTCGGCAAAATCCTTCTTCCCGACTGTCGTTTCTACCTGAGCAAGCGACAGCGGCTTTCTTTCCCACAGTACTGCCTCTTCAGCTACGCCGCTTTTGACGAGAGTTTCAAACGCTTTGTCCATGTCTGTCCAATCACGGCCACCACGGCCTGACACGGCCTTCCAGCCTGGAACTTCTTTTCCGGCCAGACACTCCTTAAGGGCATAGTCCTTTAAGGCTTCAAGCCATTTTGCCACGTCGACACCCTTCCGCAGGTAGTCTCCTGCCTCTGCATTAGAGATAAGCGGCGGAAGTTTCCCGAGATCTTCCGAAAATGCAAGTTTCACATTCTCATCAGCTCTGGCCCTGCATTGTCCGCGTGCCCGGCAGTACTTACATGTTTCCGGACTCGGGAAATAATCACCCTCGCCCTTAATCGCAAGTTCTGCCCGGCCTTTTACGTACCGCCCCCACGAAAGCAGTTCTTCCAGCGGGCACTCCCACTCGGAGATACCGTCTGACAGCCGGGGCTGCACGATAGACATCCGGATCGTCTCGATCGGATACAGGATCTTGTACATTTCATAGGCCCCGAGAGCATATAAGGCAAGCTGGGGGTTCCCTTCGGCTTCCACTCGGCCATTGGGGCTCTTTCCGTATTTAAAGTCAATAACGTGCAGCACGTTGCCGCAGATCAGGATACAGTCCGCGGTCCCGAACCCATCAGGAACGTATGCAGAAAAGTCAACCCTCTTTTCGATTGCCACATAAGGAGTGCTTTTCATGGCCAGTGCAGCACCTTTTATGTAATCAAAGTATTCGTCCGTGTAACCCGTCATCTCATCCTGCCAGAGCGGTTCTTTTTTCAGCTTGTTGATGGCCACCGTCAGCTTCCGCTTTCCAAACTCTACACTGTAAAAATAGTTCCTGACTTTCAGCTCCGCCAGTTCGTGAGCCAGCGTGCCCTCTGCCGCAGCTTCCGATGTTGTATCCGGAAACCCTTCTTCCAGCCGGGCACTCGGCGTACAATACAGCCACCGATGTGCCCCGGAAGCACTTAATAATGCATGATCTCTCTCAGCATGTCCCATTAGATCGGCGCCCCCAATCCTCTAAGAGCTGTCGCAAATGCTCCGTACTGTTCCGGCTGCAAATGCGTAAGAGTGTCCGCGCCAAACTGAGCCAGAAGATTAATCAGATCGCCTTGTCTTCCGGAATCCATCAGTGTCATAGCAGCCCTTGCCAGATCGTCAGGCGTGTAAGACGGCGCTGTCGTCTGTACAGGTGCTGGCTGTACTGGGGGCGGTGTTACTGGAACAGACTGCTGTACCGGTGCCGCCATTGGTGTTGTCTGCTGTGTTTGTACGGGCTGAGGTGTTGCCGGAGCTACCTGCTGTACCGGTTGTGTCATTGCTGGAGCAGTCTGCTGTACTGGCGGTTTATCCTGAGTTTCGACCGTCGAAACTAAATTCCTTGCAAATCCCATCATTTCCTCAAAATCCTTAAATTCAGCTGTAATCATAGATTAAATCCTCCTAATTCATTTTTTAATGTGATCAGCTCAGCCTTTGTGAGCGTGATTCCTTTTACCATCTTGATTTCCTCCATAAAATCCCTTATACTAAGGGCGTAGAATAATTAGTAGTTACTTTGATTCCCTGGGAGTTGCAGCTCCTGGGGTTTCTGCTTTTAATGCCTCCATACGGCGTACCGCGTAGGAAAGTTCTCCAAGGCTATTTGTACTCGGAAGCATTTCCACATCCGGATAATTGCCGGGAGTCCAGCCAGCCTGATATATACGTACATCTATCCGTCCTACATGCCCGGAAAAATCAAAAAACACTGTCGGAAGATTACCTGTAATAGATTGATCTCTGGGTTCCAGTCCGTTGATATCCATCGCCAGATCTAGCAACCTGTGGATCAGTTCACGCTTCCGCGTCTCCATCTTCTTCTCTAATCGTTTCTTCATCGTCCTTCACCTCCTCCTTCCAGTTCCCTTGCATGGGTATTCATAAAATAGACCGTCATGTGGTTGATCCGTGCAAACTCCTCCCGCGTTATCGCTTCCAACTGACGCGCCATACACGCCTGTCCATATGTCTGATAGAGCAAATCGCGTGACAGAGAACGCTGTGCATACCGCGCCTGTTTTTCCAACTGTTTCATAATTGTTTCCTTCTGCATGGCTTGTCCCTCCTTTTATAATCTCTGCACGGGTACCGACGGCTCTGCTCTATGCAGCGGTTGCGGTACCGGCAGGTGTTGCATGTTACATTGATGCGGATCACTTTCCTTCCTGATTGCTTTTCCAGATTCTCCCAGCTATAATGTACTTACAGGCCATGCCGGGCCGAGTACGAAAGAAAGGAGACATTACAATGGATAAAAAAGCTTTGCTGAATTTAATCTACCATGCCGGAAACGTATCAATTAAAAAAGATGATTTTTCCATGAATGGTAACAATGACTTGCTTGTATTAATCATTGCTGGTGGGCAAATAATCGGTACGCCCTTACAGACCCCCGATTCTTCTGACCTGAGCCAAATGGCAACTGACACACTCTTTTTGAATGCCGCCCAAGCATTCAAGGATTTGGCTAAGGAAGATTCTTTTCTACTTCTTAAAAATGCCGTTTTGAGAATTGCTGGAAACGATGTTGCCTATCGCTATCTTTATGTTTTTACGGATGACATCATTGCCGCAACCATCGCTGACTCTAACAGTAACTGATGGTGCATAATAAGGCTGCTTCCTGCCAGAGGCAGTCTTTTTCTTTTTATACTTCTTCACTCTCTAACCCTCCTTTCCTGTGATGTGGGGTTGTCTGTGTTTTCTCCATGCACTATAACTAAAAATCCTAACGCTTTGAACGGTTCGCTACGCACTCGGTTTCCGAGAGCCTGCTGAAGCCTTACCGGAAGCTCTGAAACCTTAACAGGTATTCCGTTAATCGTAACCCAGTTAGTGAAGGTTATCTCGTTATTGCTCTTTGCCACCTTTATCGCCTCCCATAGCTGCAAGATCCATACTCATCTGGCCTTCTACTTCCATACAGCGCCTTGATGCCTTCTCTTCGGATAACTTTAACCCATTGAGCTTTTCTGTCAGCTGCCCGTCCACGCTTCTTAAGGCTTTTATATCCCGGCTTTCGTCGATATTGACGTATTTTGATACGCCACCTACCTTACAGTTGAATACTGTCCGTATGCCTTTATCGTCTCGTATCTGCGCCATCATCTGATGAGTTAATTTCCGAATCCCCTGTTCTTTTGCTGTTTCTTTGTCAAATAGATAATGTGGCCGGACTAAATCCATAATTTCTTCCACTGTCATTTCTCCTGACTCCATCATCTTTTCGATGATCATCTCCCTGGCCTTAGGTTCCAATTTTCGGCTTCTTGCCATGCTCTGTTACTCCTTTCATAAAATTTCTTACCCTCGATAATTTGTTCATCGTGTCTTCAATTTCCCGCAAATATGATTCAGCCGTCTGCGGAATGATTATTTCACTCATCATTTTGAATTCCTTTTCATCAGCATTGAGTTCCAGAAATGCATACAGGGCTTTGTGGTACTTCTTTGTAATCTTCCCGCACTCATCCATATATGAATAAAAATTCTCTTCCTTCTGCACCTCCGGGAGCTGCGACTTCCTGCTGGCAAAATCCAGAATCTTCGCCTGCTCCTCTGGCGGAGCCTTACGAAGTTCTTTGGCTGTTTCGATCGCCTGATACTTTGGGAGGTTCTCAAGAGGGGGGAATTCTTCTACTGCCTTGACATGCTGTTTGGCGTCATGAAGCGTTTTCGGCGGAATTCCGATTTCTTTAGCTATAGTCCTTACACCTATTCTGTTCGGGTCATTTAAGTGTGCGGACTCCGCACAGTTGTTTTTCCCGGGCTCCGAAAAGTATTCCTTTTCCTCTAATTCCTTTTCCTTGATCTCTGCCAACTCCACGAGATTCTTTGACTTCTCCAGCTCCGTTAAATCTTTGCGGCGGATGTTCTCCTCGAGCTCCAGAACTCGCAATTCTTTCTCGGAAATATCTTCCAGTACCTTCGCTTCAATCTCTTTCTTTCCGATCCGCTCACAGGCCAGCAGTCTCCGACACCCGGCTATTAAGTTGTAATCGGAATCCACTACAATGGGATGGAGAAGACCGTGTTCCTGGATACTCTCCGCAAGAGCCTGCATATCGCCATACTCATCCCGAACACGTTGGCCTATCTTTACATCTTTGATTTTTAGAATCATGTGTCCTCCTCTTGTTGAGTTTTCTCAACATCCAATGTGCTTCTACATCAGGCTACCCCTTGCTTTCTTCCGCCAGCTTCATCAGGTATGCATCCCACTTAACGGCATCTACCTGCCACTCGCGCCCTACCCGATACGCCGGGGAGCCTTTTCGCTTAAACAGGGCTGCTATGGTGTCGTAACTTTTGTTGTGGCGGGCCATGCAGTCTTTAATTGTCAAGATGTCTGACACTGATATCACGCTCCTTTCTTTGAA